CTCATCGTATTGAAACTGAAGATGGTTTCAGTAAAAAGTTTGTAGTATATAAAGATACTCCAACAGATATAACCGGACTTAGTGGTGGAAGTTCTACATATACACCACCAGCAGTAACACTAGAATCTAGTGATAACTATGTTATAGCAACACTACTAAACTCACCATTTAAATTCTCATCAACCGAAACTAATTCATTCAGATATCAAGATGCAGTTGATTTAATTCAACGCAATAAAGAATATGTCACAGAAGAAGCATTAGGAAGAGTTCAAGCAGAATTTCCTAATACCAGTTTTGATGCTACCAAATGTAAGAGAGATCTTAAAACGATCATTGATCATGTATCACATGATTTGTTCTATGGTGGAAATGCTGCGTCTGTAGAAGCAGGAGAAAAGTATCTACTTGGCGGTGCAGTTTCTTATGTCGATGGAGAGTTAGAAGAAACAAAATATGCTATCCGTGAAGCAAGAGAACTTTCTATTGAAGCACTTAGAAATATTCTTGCAGCAGGAACTTATACTTCTATCTCCCCATACACTGATAATACAATTATCGTAGATCCCACGCAAGCGGTATCTCAAAAAGCAGGTGATGCATATAGACTTATTCAAAATAATAAAAACTTCATTGCACATGAAGCATTTTATTTGATGACTCAACAGTTCCCTTCTTGGACTCCTCCAAATGGAACTGCGAATCAAGATTGTATTGATGATATTTTATCAAACCTAGATGAAATTACATACGATCTTTTATATGGTGGAAATAGTAAAACATATGATGCTGGTAATGTTTATATTACCAACACACTCAATGGTGTAACTTACTCAAGAACTATTGAAGATGGTGAAAGAGATGAATCTGTTTTTGCATACAATAAAGCAAGAGATCTTGCTGTAGATATTATTAGTAATAATATCATTACGGTTCAAGGATCTCATGGTTTCATTCAATTCAGAGATACAACAATCACAATTGATGCTGTTGAAATTGGTCAATTCACTCCAACTGATGCTACTTATGATCCTGCTACTGGAGATTTTGTAATTACTTTCGGTAGTGCTCATGGATTAACAACATCTAATGCCATCGGATTGGATAGAGAATCATTTGTGTTCACTTGTGACATGGATGGTAACAAGACTGAACATGCACTTCCTGGTCCTGGTCAAATTGCATATTCAAGTAATTTAGAAATTACTAATACAACTACCAATACACTCACTATTAATGTAGGGGCTTCTGGAGCAGATCAAACATTTACCCCAACTGCCGCTGTTTATAGTCCATCTGCAGGAACTTTATTATTAACTATTGGTGCTCACACATTGTCTATTGGCGAAGGTGTTGTTATTGATGACAATTCCTTGTCGTTTACATGCGACATGGATAACAATCAATCTACAAAAACATATCCTCGTCCTGGAATTGATCCTTTTGCGGGTCGTTCTATTCCTATTGCTGCAGTATCTGCAGATACGATCACTTTAAATGTTGGCACTTCTGCTCCTAATCAATATTTTACTCCAACAACTGCATCTTATGATGCTGCAACTGGTGATTTAACTCTCTCTATTGGACAGCATGGTCTTGGAGCTGGTAGAGGTATTGTTTTAGAAGATGAATCTATCTCCTTCACATGTGCTGACGACGGAAATCAAAGTGTTAATGCATATCCACGTCCATCTGACCCTGCATCTGGTCAATCTCTAACTATTACTGATGTTGCCGTTTCTCAACACACAGCGACAGATGCTCCATATAGTGCTGGAAGTGGCATTGTAACACTAACTGTTGCAGGTCATGGATTTAATGATGGTGATTACGTTAAGATTTCTGATGGTTCCCTTACATATACATGTGATCTAGATGGCAATACTGTTCAGAAGTCATATCCTCGTGCTGGATATGATTACCCATCTGGTCGCTGGTTATCAATCTTTAATGTAACTTCCGATACTTTTCAAATTAATGTAGGAGATTCTTCTTACACTGGTGCTCACACTTTTGTAAGTGCAGCAACAAATGGAATTGAACGTCAAACTGGTAACATTACTGTAAATGTTGGTGCATCTCCTGTAGGTCAGCAGTATACACATCAATTTGTGAGTGCTACTAATAATGCTGTCAAGCATGAACCACAATCTGAGCATACATTTATTGGTGCAACTGCTGGTTCTGTGAAGCATTTACCTCAGTCTACACATGCATTTGTAAGAGTATCTAATAATGCAGTAACAGCATATCAATCATACTTAACTTGCCAGACTGAAGCAGGAACTATCAATACTCTGTTTGGTATTTTAACTCAGGCAATTGGTGATGACACTAATGGTGTAGGAAATCTAACTGCAATCACAAGAACCGAACCCATAGTATCGACAACATTTGGTGATGGAGCTTGTGCAAACGTAGTATCTACTGTATATACTCTGTTTGATATCGTTTTAGATATTTTGGATGGAGAACTATCTCCAACTAGAACATTACCATCGTCCGCATTTACTGATGTAGATGGTAATGTTGTTGCAGTTAGAGATCCATGGGATGATCTGCCTATCATTGAAGTATCTCCATACATTTTTAACTCATCAGTAATTTCATTTATTGGTGGTGGAGGTTGTGAGATTGATGGAACTAAAGTCGCTACACCTAACGTTCCTAGACCAAACCTACCTGAGCAAGGTAAGTCGATGGTTGCTGCTGCGTTTACGATTATTTCGTTTGGTGGTATTGGATATAAAGTTATTAAAGATGGATATACCCAGTTAGTTTCTTGCTTTGTAATTTTCTGTCAAGATGGCATTTTTGCTGATACAGGTGGTTATGCTTCTGTTACTAACTCCGCTACAAATTTTGGAACATATGCACTAAGGGCGCAAGGATATAGAGATGAAGCATATAGTTTTCATGAAGGCACCATCGATAATATTACCTTTGATGAAGTTGGTCGCCCTATATTTAAAGTTGTTGGTCTTGGCGGAAGACCTCTAGAGCACTACGTCATGAAGGTTGGTGGTGTAGAAAACCACATCCAAGGTGTTTCTGGTGGTGGAGAATACCACATTAACAAAGTATTGGCATCTACTGCTAGTGCTCCATTTACTGTTGAACTTGAAATTGACGGAGCTCCAGATGTTAATACTGGTGTTTCTCCAGTAATGAGAATTACTGGCAATAATAATCGTTATACTGATGCATATAATCTTCTATTCAATAATGGAATTTATATTGGAGATGAATCAGTTGGTATTGCTCAAAACCTCTCAACATTATCCCTTGGATTATATGACCCTGCGTCCATGTCCACATTGCCTGACGCTGGAGACATTGTAGAAAATATTAGTGGTGATTATTATATCTGCGTTAAACCAGATGGTGACGCGAGTGAGCCCTTTATTACAGATACAGATTATTTCCAGTTTGTTGCTTCTTCTGGAACAACATTAACATTCCAACCAGATATCGAGAAGTGCCGTAGAGATACTAGACTAACAGTTCAATCTTGGGCGAAAGATTTACTCCAAGATTCAAACTCAAATACTTGGGATGCAGCAAAATTATATGTTGATGCTGTAAATGGTGGCGTAATTCATATTGGTGGATATGAAGAATCAACAAAAGCAGTATTTCGTGTTGCTTCTGCTTTAAGTAGATTTGCAATTAATAATCTTTTAAGAAAGTCTACATATACATCTACACCCGCAGAAGTTGCTGATCAAACTATAAACCCGTATATAGCACAATACACGGTAGAAACTCCATACAGAGATGAAACCATTACTAATAGTAATGATGACGGTGATGCAACTGGAACGGATTATTCTTATGCAGATTGTGTTGATGTAATTGCATCTATTAATACTCTATATGCATTGACTGAAGAAATTCTAAACGAAACTGAAGTTACTGCTGGTCTAACAAGAAACGATGGTATCTTCAATCTTACTGTTCTAAACAGAGATAAATTAATTGACAAGATTGTCAAGTTCCATAGACCATCTATTGTAAACTCGTCGTCACATACCTGGGAATATGCAGGTTCGGGTAATGATTATAATGCACTACCTCAAAATGGTGGTCAGACTGGTAGTATAGCAACCAAAGATTTCGAGCAAGTTTCTCAACTATATGGAAGAGTTTATTCTTCTGGAACAGATGAACTTGGTGACTTCAAGATTGGTTATTTTGCCAAGGTAGAAAACAGAACTGGTAACATCACCTTTGGTGGAACGGTTGAAATTTCCGAAGTTAGTTTCCTGAAAATTTCTGGTGGAGATATTACAATTGAAGGATTCTCTGCTGATAATACTTTAGGTGGTATTGATTCTGTAAATGAACTATTACCAACACAAAAAGCAGTCAAAGATTTTATCACAAATAATCTTGGTAACTTTATTAATAAGACATATTCTACAAACCCAACTCCAAGAGCACTTGTAGAACTTGGTGATAACGGTCGTATTAATATCGATCAAATACCAGCACTAAGACCATTCAACGTCTTTACAGTTGCTGATCAGGCAGAAAGACTTGCTCTAGAAGGAGCACTTGCTGGTGACATCGCAATTCAGCAAGACATCAGTCTGTCCTTCATCTTGAACAACGACTCTGAGTTCCAAGTTCTTGAAATTGCACCTAACGCAGAATATTCATTCTCAAATGGTGATGTTATTACAGCATCTCCATCCACTTCACAAGGAACTATTACCAGTTATATTAAGGGTTATATTGATACTCTGTTTATCTCAGATCCTGGTAGTAACTACACTGCTCCTCCAAGTGTTTTTATCGGAACTTCAGCGAGCTCAAAGATCAGTCAAAGAGTATACTCAGACGAACAAGTTGCTAATAATAGCAATCTCTATACTATAACTAATGCCACTACTTTGCAGAGCGGCGTTGCAATTCCACCAACACACACTACTGGTGTAGTTATCAGTGATGATGTCGAATATACTTTTGTTGATAGTTCTGAATGGGCAGTTGGTATATCACTTGCTATTGATGATATTGTCTATAATAGTTCAGGTGAAGTATATAAAGTTACTGCTGTTGATACTCTAACAATTAAGGAACCAACACATACTGGTTTAAGACAAAATCTAACCCTGAGCGATTCTTTTGCCTATGAATATATTGGAACTGTTTGGAGTTCAACTGGCACACATGGATACGGTGTTACACTTAAGTATTATTCACATTTAGATGCTGTATCCAGTAATGTCAATGTTTATACTACAAGAGCTACTGCAATATCAAGCACAACACAACCATCACATACAAGTGGATCTACAACACATGGTGATGTGACATATTTGTATGTTGGAGATCAAGCAACCGCTACTGCAACAATTGCTAACAACCGTCTTGCTTCTTTAGAACTTACAGATGTTGGTTCTGGATATAACAGTGACCCAATCATTGTATTCACAAACGATCCAGGAGATTCTACTGGAAGTGGAGCAGGTGCTACAACAACTGCAAGATCTAGAATTGCAATCACCATTGAAAATAATATCAAAGTAAACAGTGGTGATACAATTACAGATTTTACATTTTCACTTGGAAATAATCAACCATTTACTGTTGCTATTACTGATGCAGTTAATACTTCTGCACAGAATGTTAATAACTGGGTTCAGTTAACATCTTCAAATATTGATGCTTCTTTTATTACAACAGGAACAATTTCTACAGCAAGATTGGGTATTGCTGATACAAATTTCCCAGCAAACTCCAATTCATTCTTACGTGGTGATCAAAAATACACACCAGTTACTCAATTTTTAAGAGTTGCTGATAATGATACTCCTATTCTTCTAGGATCTCAGTTCAGTAGAGGTTCTTACATTGAGCAAGTTTACATCAAAGATGGTGGTTCTGAATATCAAACAGGAACTTACTCTGATTCCGTGTTGCTTGGTGCTCAGTCAGGTGCTGGAAATCCAAACGCAGGTTCATCGGGTGCAACAGCAAACTTCATTATTGCTGATGGAGTAGTTCAAAAAATTGATGTCACCAATGGTGGTGGTGGATACTTAAAACCACCAACAGTTTCATTTGAAGATTCTCTGGGAGCACCAGTAAATGGTCCAAGAGCAATCTCTGAAATTAGCGCAGGTGTAGTTACCGAAGTTTATATTCTCGATGGTGGCAACGGTATTGCACAAGGTTTACAAGTAATATTTACTTCTGTTGGTGGTGCAGGTGCAAGTGCTACAGCAACTGCTACTGTTTCTGATGGTGTTGTCGCTAGAGTAACAATTACCGATGGTGGTGTTGGTTATGATACCGACTTTGATGTTTCCCCACTACCATCATCAATTACTGTTCTGCAAGGTGGAACTGGTGATGATGCAGACTTACTAGCAAAACTTGCCACAAGACAACTTAACTTTGGAACTGTTGATGTTGACATCAAGAGACTAAGTGGAAATACTGTTGCAGCAAACGATTTCAGCACGGTTGGTGTTGTAAGAGTTTGGAAAGAACAGTTTGATTTCTTCTCTGATGGGGGAATTCAAATTAAAGAAGGTGATGGTGTCGGTTTAGATGCAGACAAACTTGATGGTCAGGAAGGTCTATATTATCAAAATGGTGTCAATTTCATCGATGGATCTGTCGGACCTACTAAGTTAGAAAGTGGAGAAGACTACGAGATTAACATCACTGGATCTGCAGGTTCTGCAGGTCTACTTGAAATTGTTGACACCAAAACTGTTAATACTCAACCACAAGCAATTCCAGAAGGAGCACAATATGCATACAAAAATAACCTAACAGTTACTAGTATTCCCGAAACTAATTTAAAATATCAATTCCTAGATGATGGAGGAACACAGCATCAAAACTTGACATTCAGAAGACCAAGATCTTCTGCTACAGATTTCAGTAGTGGTGCTGTCAATGGTTTAGCATTTAGTGACAACAATAACTTGTTTATTAGAGGAACAGGTGGAAACTTTGTTTCTGCATTGACTCTTTCTGATGGTGGTAATGGATATATCCAAGGAACATATGAAGACGTTCCTCTTGGTGGTGGAGAAGGATCCGGTCTAAAAGCAACGATTGTTGTTAATAACACTGGAAATATTTCTTCTGTTACCATGACAGATAGTGGTAATGGTTACGATGAATCTGGAAGTGCTTCAGGAACATTTGTAGTAATACTACCAGAATCTTATTTTGGTTTAGATAATGGTAGGACCAGATATACTCATTGGGAAGCAAATGTAAATTATTCGTTTAATGATATTATTTACGTTGGTAACACAGATGCAAGAGGATTCATTTATCAAGTAACTCTAGCAGGTAGTTCTGGAACAAATTCAAACGATCCACCACAGCATGAATCTGGTGCTGCTACTGCAACTGGAGGAACAGCAGAGTTTACCTTTATTGGTTATACTAATGCAAGAATTGTTGCAACAATTGCTTCAACAGCAACTGGTAACTGGAACACATATAAGAAAATGTGGTCCGCAGGTAACGATGGTCCATTTAGCGGACTCAATGCTGACCAACTAGATGATAGAGAATTGTCTTGGGTAACAAATGCACTCAATACAAACTCTGGAACTTTAAGCAATAGAAGACTTCCAGATCATCTATCGCAAAAAGATTTTAACAACAGAATTAGAGTTACTTCTCCAAATCCTGATTCACAAACTATAAACAAAGGTCTATTCTATGACCTATATCTCGAAGGATTTGCTAATACAACTGAACTAGATGAATTAAACACACAAATTGCTGCTGGAGAAGTAAGACTAAATCTTTACACTGTTACTAATGTTAATCAAGGAACAATTAGTGTTATTAACTATACTGTAAATACTGAAGAGTCTGATTTCTATTGGGAAGAAAATGCTGCTTATGTAAATGATAGACTTATTCAATATGGATATAATATCTACCGTTCTACTGCAGCAATTTCAAATTCTGGAACTACTCCACCAAATCATGTTGGAGGAACTGTTAGTAACTTAGAGTTTGTAAGAAAAGTTACAAATCCTTGGACCATAGTTACTGCAGAACTAGTTTCTGGTGTTTTGGATGAAAATATTGTCAAACTTGGTAATGCAGTAAGACCAGCAACATACTATAATATTTCTGACTGGAGTATTACTAAAAATTCTGACTATAGTTTATCTAAGCACAATCTGACTGTAGACAATACTGGAAATCCTTTCTATCTTTTAGGAAATCAATCTCAGATTACATCACCTTCTATTAGATTTCTATCTAGCGGTAATACATTTACTGATGTTTTTGGGTATGATGTTGCTATGACTGTTACTGGTGGCACTACCACCAGTGGAACCGGTAATATGAACATTGATTGTACCGAGTTACAAGTCGATGGTCAAGCAGTATGGCACGCAGGTAATGTTCAATTTATTCCTGGTATCTTCTACCCAGCGGCATGGGTAGCATCTGCTCTATACAGTGAAGGGGATCGTGTTTCTGTTGACCAAGATAAAATCTATACTATTACATCCTCAGGTGCTGGACAAACAGCAGGACTAACTGCTCCCACACATCTATCTGGAACCGTAACTATAGATGGAATTGATTATACCTACACAGATCCAGATTCATATGACACAAATGCAAATAGCAAAGGTGTCCTAAGAGATCCTGGTGGTAATGTTTCTTTCAATACTGTTATTGCAAGTTTAAGAGGTGCTGCATCACTTAACGTTCTGAAGTCTGGTGATACAATGTCTGGGGATCTCCAGTTCAATCAGTCTAACACTGGCGTCAAGTGGACAATGAACACTGATGGTGCTGGCATCTTCTTCAAGAATGATGGCGATACCGATACAAATTCATACCTCGAATACTACACTCAAGATAATGGAGATGAATATCATGTCTGGACTGTTTACACTCCAGCAGAGTCACGACGCGAACTTATGCGTCTTGAGCAAACTTTAGTAGATCCAGATGGACCAGGTGGTGCTGCTCCAACCCGTCAAGGTAATGAGCAGGCAAAACTAACTCTATCTGGTTACTTTGAATTCTCTGCCAATAGTGAATCTACTATTACTACTGCTGGAACAAGAATTACGTTGTTGGCAGATTCAACTTTAGACAACTCATTTGATTCCAAACTTATTCTTGCTAAGAATAATGATGCAGATTATCCTGGTCAGGTAAGACTGCATATTTCCGAAAATGATAGTGCATACTTCTTTGTTGGTAGAGAAGCAAGTAGTGCTGCAGTAACTCAGTTGATGCAAATCAACAAAGATGGAGATACTGTAATTGGAGAAGCAGCTCCAACCTCAAGTTATAAACTCAAGGTTGAAGGAACTCTTGCTGCAACCAGCAAGTCCTTCGTAATTGATCACCCAACCAAAGAAAATTATCATCTCGTTTATGGATCACTTGAGGGTCCTGAGCATGGCGTATATGTCCGTGGTAAAACTAGAGATGATATCGTTGAACTTCCAGAATACTGGACTGAATTGGTCGATGCAAATAGTATCACGGTTCAACTTACCCCAATCGGTAATCACAATTCATGGGTAGATAGAATTGAAGATAATAAAGTATACATAGGTGGTGGAGCTTCGTTCTACTTCATCCAGGCAGAGCGTAAGGATATTGACAAGTTACAAACAGAAGTAGAACTAACGGAGGAATGATATGGGACTTACAATAGGACCTAAAATTATTACAGAAAATCTAACACTACATTTTGATTCTGGTAATCCACTTGGGTGGAATAATACTGATGGTGAGTGGCATAACTTTGCCACAAACACAGTTGGAGGAGCAAGAAATACTACCAATATTACTTACAATACTGGAGAAGATGCTTTATTTTTTCCAAATGATGCAAACTCAGATTGTCTTACAGTAGAGGATATTAATTATGTAACTGGTTCAAGTGATCAAATTAATAATATGACTCTAGAAGCATGGGTAAAAAATAGTTCTGCCGCAACTACCCACACAAGTGACGAAAGAATTATTCTTTCGTTTGATAGAAGTTCTGTATTTAGATTTGGTATTGGATTAGATGCACTAATTGCTCCTGCATCAGATGGCCTGTTGTGTTTCTCATTTACAGCAGGTTCTGGAGGAACCTTTACGTCTTTTGATATTGCAGCTCCAAATTCTCCTAACTTGAGAGATGATGCTTGGCATCAAGTTGGAGTTGCATTCACATCTTCTCAAATCGATTTCTTCATCGATGGAGAAATTATAGGAACAACAACTGCAGCATATGGTCCAATTAGTGGTCAAGACACTACTGAAACTCCAAGATATGGAATTATTGGTAATGGTTCAGAATCAACATCAGTTGGATCTTCAATTGGTCCAACCAGTAATTTCTCTGGTTATATCAAGAGCATCAAATTTTATGATGGTAAAACACTTACATCTGATGAAATCAAACGCAATTACAATGCTCAAAAAGCAAGGTATGGTCTTTGATTGATAAATACTCAATAAAGAAACAGTTATAAAGCAAGATGGCAAATTCTGATAAGGATATTCTTATAACACCTAGTAATGACGCCGATCCGAAACCAGAGATTTCGTTTGTTGGATTTAACAATGCCCCAATCAAACTCCTGGTAGAAGATGATAACTCATTATCATATGAGGGTGGTGCTGGACTGCTTTCTAATCTTGATAATAATTTATCAGCGAATGAAACTTTTGCTATAACAGACGAGTCTGGTATTCCTGTTTTAGCATATAATGTAGATGGCACAGTATTGCTATCTCCATTCTCAGGATCTACTTCAGTAGGAACTAAAAAATCTGTAAGTAGATTTCATGTAAAACCAGATGGAAACGCTCCTGCTATTACACTTCCAGATGAAACAAACCCAAGATATTCAGTTGGTTTTGGATCTGTTAATGTAAGTGGTGTTGGGCAGAGACTAGATTTTTATACTGGTGATAGTGAAGATAATGAGACTAATCTCGGAACAAATCAACTGAGAATGTCTCTGACTGCTGACGGAGATCTTGGTCTTGCCACAAATAATCCAGGTAGTATGGTCGATATTAGACCAATTACATATTCAAACAACCAACCATCAGAAGGTTATCAGTTAGGAACTACTGGTGGTCAGTGGATCTCAAAATTCTTCATGAGATCTGATAATAATGGAACTCCATTTAGTGGTATTGCAACTCCAGCAGATGCAGAAGGAGATGTCCATGAAACATTCCAAGTTCAGGGATCTGCTTCTGCATATGTAAGAATACGTCCAGGCGGCACTGAGAATCTCCTAAGTGCATCTGTAGAAAGAGTAAACATCAATAGAGACATTGTTAATGGAAATGATAGTAGATCAGTCTTAGAAGTTGATGGTGGTATCAGAATTAGAGATACTCAGGGTGATGAGTCACCATCAAAACCAGGACATATTGGATTATGGGATTCAAATATTAATAGTAGCTGGAAGTGGATTTCATCTACCAGTTATGACACCATGAGTTCAACTGGTGTTTTTAGAGATGTTGGATATGTTGATTACAAACCATTAACTACATGGAGAAGTAACTACCTCAAATACAATACTCTTGTTTATCGTCTTAATAATGTAGATAACCCCTCTTTGAATAGTCTTAGATTAAGTCCTAGGATGCACAACAAAGAGTTTGCTATCGCTAGTATTACTGGAAACAATGGTAGTATTAATAATAGCACAGGTGTTGCAACATCTGGAACTCCTACTGTATTAACATTAACAGAGAACATTTCCCAAATTTATGGTCCATTCCCAATTACTAATGTAACTGGTTGGCCAACAACTGCTCCTACACCAAACTCAGCAGGAAATTATTCCACATATAATGTTTACGTTACTCTAGGACAGAATGCTTCAGGTGAAGATCACGACATTGAATATGGAACTGGTATTTTCTTATCTGGTGTTGGTGGTGGTCTTGATGGCGGTCATAGTATTTACAGAATTCAAGGAGATAGGAGATTAAGATTAAGAGTTAATGGTAGCAATTGGACTGCTGGAGCAACTGCGTCTGGCGGTTCTTGTCGTGCTATGTGGATCAGAACTGCAATTAGAGATTGTGGAGGTGCTACTACATCACAAAGTGTAAGTTGGAACTGGTTAAGGACTTGGAGATTTAAAACGGATGCAGCAAATCCAGCAAGAACACTAACAATTGGCGGTAACTATTCCAATAATACTACATATCCAGATACAACAAATCAAGGTTTCTTAAGAGTATATCGTGACTATTCATCTAATCACTACATGTATAGAGAGCAGTATGATATTGGTGCTGGTAACCAGTCAATGGGATGGTCTGATTATTGCCCAACACATACTACATTTAATTATACCAGAACTGGTAATAACAATATGCAGCAATATGCTGCTTCTTATACAGGAACTGGTCAGTCATATAGAGGACACTCATATAATCTTTATGGCGCATATATGCCAAACCTGTCTGGCGTTAACATGTATAATCGCATCTACCGTAATGGTAGAGTTAACAGTCAATATGGATATTATTCTGAAATAAGAAACGGTTTATATAATGATTCCGCTGGATATGCTGCAAGAGGATATGGTTTCTATGCATACATGACTAATAGAGGCACAGCAAGAACAAATGATATGCGTGGATGCTATGTATATCTAAGAGCTGGAGAAAATACATCTGCTCACAGAACAGTTGTTAATACTGCGCGTGGATTCCATGCTTATCTAAGAGCAGATGGTGGAACAATGTCCACTGGATATCTATTTTCTGGTTCATTTGCAACTGGTTCTAATAACGCAGCTGCTGATCCACCAACAGAAAGTATTATCACAACAAAACGTGGAATTTGGTTATCAGGTTGCACTGATAGTAGAATTGATGGTAATCTAGAATTAAATGGTGAAACTGCAACACTTAAAGCAAATAGAATTTCTTGTTTTACTGGTGGACAAGAATTAATTATTGCTGCTGGAGAATCTATAAATTATATTAATGATGGAGATCCAACTCACCCACCTAACATCACTGGAGAATCAGTTTTTAATCTTGCAGAAAATGGTATTGTCGTTTATTCTTCCAGCGGAAACTGGATTAATAATGGTAGAGTATTAAGAACTGGAACCTTCTGCAATAGTTCTGGAAATGGATCACTTCCAGGAACACTATCAGAAGGTTCTGATGCTAGACTAAAAGAAAATATTAGAAATATTCCAGATGCTTTATCTAAAGTTATGAATATGAGAGGTGCCATATTCAATAGAATTGATAAAGAGAATCAAGAAGAAATTGGTTTGATTGCTCAAGAAGTAGAACAAATTTTACCACAAGTTGTTGAAGAAACCGATTACATGTGGGAAGGTGATAAAATGAAATCTATTGGATATGGAAAAATTGTTGGTCTGCTTGTCGAGGCAATAAAAGAACAGCAAGCACAAATTGAAGATCTTAAAACAAGGTTGGGTTGACACGATAAAAAATATGATTTATAATCAATATAAATATCATTGACTGAATTGCAATTCTAACTATGGATTCGACACAACTTAAAGAAAATTTTGAAAAGCAACTTGCTGACGCAGAGAAGCAAATTGACGAACTACAACAAAATCTCACAAAAGCAAACGAGTATCGCACTAAACTTCTTGGTGGTTTGGAAACTCTATCAATTTTATATGAAGATTCTAAACCCGAAGATGCAGATACTCCACCCGAAACATCACTTACTGAAGTAGTAGAATAATAACTCTCAAATCCCTTCTTCCTAAATAGGTAAGAAGGGATTTTTTGTGTGTAATGGCGTCTCCAAATTCAAGAGCTGATCTTATCACATATTGTAAGAGGCAACTTGGTGAGCCTGTATTACAAGTCAATATCGATGACGAGCAAGTAAATAATGTTATTGATGACACGTATCAGTTCTTCCAAGAGAACTGCTACAACGGTATGGAGCGTGCATATTTAAGACACGAAATTACTGCTGAAGATATAACTCGTTTTGATAGTAAAGTAACAACATCATCTGGAACAACAAACTGGGAAGAGTCTACTAACTATATTCCTATTCCAGATCATATTGTTGGTATCAGTAAAGTTTATGGTCTAGTCAGTAACTCAATTAGATCCAATCTTTTTGGTGTTGAGTATCAAATGTTTCTGAATGATCTATATGCATTTGGATCTCTTGATATTGTCAACTACTTTATGAACAAACAGTATCTAGAAACTCTAGATATGATTCTGAATAATGGTTCGTTCCAGCAATTTAGATATACACAGCGTCGTGATCGTTTATATCTTGACATCAATAAAACATTTCTCAATGAAGATAGATTTCTTGTTATTGAGGCACATAGGATGATTGATCCTACAGATGCTACCGAGATGAATAATGATATGTTTGTCAAGAAATATGCTACTTCTCTTATGAAGAGACAGTGGGGTATGAATTTAATTAAATATAACAATGTTCAACTACCTGGTGGTATCACCCTTAATGGTAGAGAATTATATACAGACGCACTAGCAGAAATTGAGAAAATTGAATCAGAAGTTCTCAGTAAGTATGCATTACCACCTATGGATATGATCGGATAAAATGCCTACCAGTCCCTATTTTCCAACGTATTACCAAGGAGATTCTGGTGAGCAAGGGCTCTACCAAGATCTTGTAGACGAACAGATTAAACTGTTTGGTTCTGACATTTATTATATGCCAAGAACTATTCTGCAAGACTACACCCTTGATGATATCATCTATTCAAAATACGAAAGTCAATTTCAAATTGAAATGCTTTTACAAAATGTAGAAGGTTTTGGTGACACTTCAGAATTTATCAGTAAGTTTGGTCTTAGAATTACTGATGAAGTAAAGTTTAGAGTGTCAACTAGACGATGGGATGAAGCGTCTACTGGTTATAGTCTGACTGTTAATGGAAGACCTAATGAAGGAGACTTATTATATTTTCCATTAACAAAAGACTTATACGAAATTAAATTTGTAGAAAGAGAGCAACCTTTCTACCAGTTTGGAAAAATACAATATTATACCATGACTGCCGAAATTTATGAAATTGGTAGTGATAATATTGATACTGGCATTGAAGAAATTGACGAGATTGAAACTATATTCTCCAGTGCAATTAAACTAGTTATGGATCCTGGTGGAATAGGAGACTTTATAGTTGGGGAAGAAGTTGCCGGAGATGAGTTTCTTGCTAAAGCAACTGCAACAACAGATGGTGATGCTATAGACGGTATCACTATTACTGATAGCGGACTTCATTATAATCCAGCATTGCCACCCACAGTTACTATCTCAGGAGGAGGTGGAACAGGTGCTATAGGAACTGCAACTGTCAGTTCGTCTGGTCTTGTTACAAGTATCCTTATCACTAATGGTGGTAATGGATATACATCTGCTCCTAATGTTGCTGTTGATTATTCACCTAAAGATAACAGAGCAGAAGTTAAATCTTGGGATAGTGCAACTAGAGATCTGCAAGTTATTAATAGAACAGGAACATTTACTACTGCTGAAGTAATCACAGGATTAACTTCAGGTGCTCAGTGGAGTCCAGAATCTTATGACACTCTAAATAATACCAACAGTAACTACGATCAAAACAGAGTGATCGAAGATTCTGCTGATGAAATTATCGACTGGACAGAAGGTAATCCATTTGGAGAATTTGGAAATAAGACAGGTAGCTTCTAATGTTAGGATCACATTTTTATAACGAAATTACTCGTAAAAATATTATTGCTTTTGGAACTCTCTTCAACAATATTACATTGAAGAAGATTGATCCAGAAACAAGTAATGTTTTAGAGGAAGAAAAAGTTCCTTTGGCATATGGTCCAAAACAAAAGTTTCTAACTCGTCTAGAACAAAATCCAGATGTAGATAGAAAAGTATCGTTAACGATACCACGTCTTTACTTTGAGATGACAGGCATTGATTATGATCCTACCCGTAAAACATCACCAATTCAAAAATACAGAAACATCATTGATGATAATGGTAATGAAGTCAAAGTTCAATATGTTCCTGTTCCTTACAATATGAGTTTTGAATTAGGAGCTATTGCCAAATCTCAAGATGATGCTCTACAAATAATTGAACAAATTTTACCATATTTTCAACCAGCATTTTCAGTAACAATTAATATGATTCCAGACATGGATGAAAAAAAAGATGTTGCTTTTATATTGAATAATATTTCTTATGAGGATGAATGGGATGATAGTTTCATGAACAGAAGATTCATAGTTTACACAATGAACTTTACTGCGAAGACTTATTTCTATGGTCCATATACTCAATCTGATGTCATCAGAAAAGCAATTGTATATGAATCTGTTGGTGATCTTGCTGTCAATAAAAGAAACATTGAAAGAACTTATTCACCAAAAGCAAAAGAAGATATCAATAACGATGGCAATATAGATGCTGCTGATGATGCATTACTAACAGCAGATGATGATTTTGGATTTAATGAAGGGATTAATTACTTATGAACCTAGAAGATAACATGGAGGAAATCCTCAACATTAGTGCTGAAGTTGTTGAGGAATCTAAACCATCCAAACCACAACCACCCAAGGTTGATGCTGAAGATCGTGAAAAAGATTACAGATATACACGAACAGAATTATACTCCCTCATAGACAAGGGTCAGGAGGCGGTTAACGGGGCGTTAGAGGTCGCTCAGGAGTCAGGGCACCCGAGAGCGTATGAAGTCGCTGTAGCGGCAATGAAGCACGTTGCAGACATGACAGACAAACTTGCTGACCTTCATAAGAAGATGAAGGATCTTGACGAGGATAAGAAAGGTCCATCCAAGGTTACCAACAATGCTATGTTTGTAGGATCTACAGCAGAG